TTCCCACTCATACTCATTATATCGGGAAGCTTCACCAGCTAACCAAGGAAATGAGGCAATGAGTCCAGGATTCACAGCAATAGTGTTACTAATGGTAAAACCACTAGTAGTGGCTGAACCACTCACATTAGCTATGAATTCATCTTCTTCACAAATTTTCTGTCTACGATTGACAGAACCCGGGCGAGTTCCAGAACTCATGCCCAAACCAATACGACCAGTACTGGATTTGATAGAAGAGGGACCAGGACCGCGCATAAGAGGCATACCCTTTCTACGCTTCACCGGTTGAGGATTAGTGAACTTAGGTCCACGTCTCCTAGGTTGCCCTGATTTAAGCCGGGCAACACGCGCTTGTTTTCTACGCTTTCTAGCAGCTTTTTGAGCAGCAGTCTTAGCCATAGTTTTAGTATAATTTGATTGATAAAATGCAATAGGTAAATCTTCTAAACAATATAATAAAATTTCTTTAAAAAGGTGGATCTCATTAAGCTCATCGCCTTTAAAAAGAGAGGATATTTTCTCCTCACCTATATATAATGCCTCTATTGCAGCATCACTCTTCCAAACAGAACGAATGACTTTCATATCAAGGGAACTTTTCCCAACAACAACTATACCAACAAGCTCTTCACTATATTCACGATCTAAATAAATTATGTAATTACGAAGTATTTTTCTACAATACTCATTACCATAACTATCCATACGCAGAGCACAAGCTCTCAAATAGTGAAACCTCACATCATTAACTCTAGCACCATAGGCCATTGAGCTAAGAATGCGATCGGTATCAGGTGATGGAAACCAACACTTCAACTCTTCATTCCACACGGAATTTTGAGAGAGAAATTGACACTCACTAGCATCACGAGGTTCCTCACACGGTGTTTTTGTTGTAACACCAATACCACTCCACACACGCGCTATAGATTTAGGATTAAACCATCCATATCCACTAGCAACTGTAAAAGTGTTATCATCACCACACAAAGCAGCCTCAACTACATTCATAAACTCCACATAATCTATTTCCAGGTCTTGCTCTACACATAGAACAATCCAAGCATAACAGAATAAACGAAGTAAAATCATAGTATTGTCTGTAATTGTGTTGGTACTACCAGAAGGATTACCAGTATGTTTCATTATTAATTCTCCA